TCATTTTATATTTCCTTATTCTTCCGCCCATTTTTGTGTGAGAATGGGCTAAACTCAAGTGTTAATTAATTTTGTATTACAGTCATCCAATCTTCTGTTGGTGGTGTTGGAACATGTTTTACTGTGTATGTTAATTCCACTAAACCAACTTCAGTATTTGCATAAATTACTGTGGCATTTCCTTTGTTTAATCTAACAAGTAGGGAAATACCTTTTTGTTCTTCTGGTGTAAGTTTGATGAATTCTTCTGACATTTTTTGTTTTCCTTTTTTTAGTTTGTTTGGTTTTGTTCATTAACCCAAATTTCATTTAAATAATCTACGTAGTCTTCGTCTACGTTGTAATTACCGTAGGTTTCAATGAATTCTGGCAGAGTTATGTGTTGCTGGGCTATTTTTTCGCTTAAAAATCTATCAAATTTCTCTAAGGCGTTGCACAACGTTTGTTGTGTGTAACATACGTAAGTAGGGTATGTTGGGTTGTCTGTGGTCAATGTAATTGACTTAGCTCTCGGGTTGTGTGTAATTGTTTTAATCATTTTTTATCCTTTTTTTGTTGGTTTTAGCCGGTTTTGGCTGTTACATATATAATATAATAAATTCGTGTGGCGAATGCAAGTATAATTTCTGTCTATATAGAAGATACTAAATTATACCAAAATTGTCAAGACGAAAATATTAAACTTTTTGTTTAGTATAGTGTGATTTTAGGCCAATAGGGTCAAATTTCCTAGAAAATTGGCTATTTTTGGCTGTTTTTGGGTACAATAGGGATGAAAAACCTTTTAAAAATATTTTTAGCTAATTTATTAGGCCAATAGTCGGGCGATTTGGGCGATTGTAATCGTCGAACTCGATTTTTCGTAAATTGTTGTTTTTCATATATTTATATATATTTAATCGTCCTAATCGTCCTAATCGTCTAAAAATATAAATAGTAAACGAGAGTGATAAGAAAAAACGTATTTTTTCTCCCCTCCCACAGCTGACTTTATGTAAAAAAATCGCCGATTAGGACGATTCCTAGTAAAAACAAGTACTTACGAGACGATTCTTCGACGATTTGGACTCCTAATCGCCCAACTACAAGATGAAGCCGTGTTGGTAAGCCTAAACTACTACAAAAAGTTTTATTTATGAGGGGTAACCTCAGATTAAAACAAGGAGTAAAATGCAGTTAATCTTTAAGACAACACCAAGATGTTTTGCTTGGTACATCAATCCTTCAACGTTTGGCACTTTGGTTTTAACACCAAATCTGTTACAAAACTACAAAAACATAAAAAATTTGTTTGAGGATATTAAATTTAAGTTCAAAATATGTTTTGTTGGATTTGAAAATCCTCACATTGATATTACTTCACAAAAACCACTACTAACTACAATAAAAGAAATTCAACAAATACAGCGCACAATTGGAGTAACCCAAGTACTGGCTTTTGAAGTGTTCGGAATAACCCCAAACAGCCTCGTACACACCACTAAATTATCAGTACCAGATAAATTGGCCTTAACAAACAAAACCTGCTGTGAGGCCCTAAAAACCGAGTTTTACAGTGATTTAGAGAAGTTATGTTTAGCAGAATGTATTATGTTAATGGATGATATCAATACAACACATGTAATCACAGCGAGAGTAATAAATGATTAAAAAACAAATAACTGCTTTTGACAGAAATACTTTGAGAGAAGAAAAGTATTATATACAAAGTACCCTGTCTGGATTACAAACCCAAATAAGTAATATAACTGTTTCTGGGACCGAGAACGCCTATTATAAAGACTCGGCTACTCAAGAAGCTTTTGTAAATGGGTCTGCCGCAAACATAACACTTGGTAACCTTAACACATTAAATTCTAATACTAGACCATTTAATGGTTTTGGTAGTACTGTATTGGATACAGATGGTAATCTTGCAGCCAGCACAGTACCAAATGACGCTTTATTTATGTCTAAATGGGGATATAATGCTTATCCCAGACGTTATAGCGTCCCTGGTATTAAAACATTAATAGGAACCTATACACTTCAAGCTAGTGGGTTAATATGTGAGTATGTTTGGTATGTAGCACCTTCAAATACAATCTATTTCCAAGAGCAAAATAGTTTGGAAGCTCACTACCCTGTTTATGTTAAAAATAATCATAGATATTGGATTTTTACAGCTTTAGTAAGAGGGCAAGATGATGGTATAGATGTTAATATCTATAACCAAGACGATGATTTAATTGCTACTGAAAACTTTTTATTTAATGCTGATGAATGGACACAAATAACATTTTCATTTGATATTAATCCAACCGGTGCACGTAAATTAGTAGCTTCTATAACCCCATTCAGTGCAGTTCAAGTTGCTGCAATTGCGATGTATCCTACGGATTCTCTTACGTTGTCGCAAGAGACACCACCGTTTGCTCCAAGTATTGATTTGTATGATTCAATTGGAACAAATGATATTATTGATGAAAGTATTATTACGGGTAAAATTGCTGATGATGCAGTTGGTGCAAATCAAATCCAAGCTGATACTATTACAACTTATCATTTAGCCTCTTCTGTAGAAGATAGAATTTTTACTGCATCAGGTTTTAGAAACACAGTTGAACAAGTAATACCAAACTCTCCACTAACACCTAGAGTAAACGATGATATGGTTTATGAGGGCAGTATTAGAACTGGTGCAGTTTCTCGTGTTAAAGAAAGTTTTATTGATGGTAGTCTTTTGGGCAACTTGTTCCCAGAACGCTGGTCATGGAGACACGAAGACCCCTATGTAGTTAACTATTCAGGTGGTGCTTCTAATTGGATGAGTTTAAATTCTCCCAGTTATTCAGGATGGTTTAACCGTCACAATGGGTACAGATTAATACAAAATACAACACCTGCTGCTTCAGGCCAAACAAGGGTTTATTTTGGTACGTCAGATACAGATTATAATATTACTCTATATCCAAAAAATTATTTTGATGCGACATTATACCCGCAAGACGAATTTACTTACATAAATTTAACCGCGACCACACTATGTAATGCTACAATGGTGTCAGCAAAACCTATTTTTGGTATTAAATTAGCAAACGGTACAAATATTACTTTTAGCGGCTATTCATACCAATTTGGAACCACTGTAAGAACAGTTGCAGATTATTTTGATGTTTCCGCTTGGATTACAGCACCAACAAGTGGTATTTTATATTTAGAGCAAAACACCAAACCAACATTATCAAGAAATTTTATTATTTCAGATATACAATTGTTTTATAGTGCAAAGCTGCCCATTGAGTTTTACGGGGATGGTGCCAATCTATATACACCAAATCAATATCAATCTATTACTGTAGATTATATTCATCCGAGTGCTGGTATTCTTGGAACGCAGTTAGCTTCAGGAACAATTGCTAGTGGTCAGCTTGCAGCGACAGCTGTTAATCCTAATAAAATGCCACCTGCATTGACAAAAGGTATAATTTTCCAAGCAAACGGTTTAACAGCATCGACGCCAGTTGTTCCAGCAGTTATTACGTCTGTTGCTTCAGAAGGTTCGGCTGGTGCAGCTAAAAATCCATTGTATTATGCTACATATTACCTAAAGAATGAGTCATACAGACCAACACATATTTGGGTCCCGCCATTTCAATACTCAAATGCAAGTGCAACTGTAACTGGTATTTTCCAAGTATATGTCTCTGGAACCGCAACAACAGTTAGAACTGCAGATTTTGAAGCTGTAGGAACAGGTTATTCAACAAGTCCTAGTTATTACTTCAGTATTACAGGTATGACAGGTGATGAACATTTATATATTGTTTGGGCAGCTGCTGCAAAAAGCGGTACAGCAACTAAACCAACATTTAAAAATTTAAGTGCTTGGTATGTTTATTCAGGAGTTAACGGTGTTTAATGATTTAGAAAAGTATTTTGATGAAATACTTAAATATTTTGAAGATTTGGTAAAAGATGATTCCATTAGATAAAAAACAAGCTCTATTATATAGTGCTAATCAACCAACAGTTGCTCACCAACTCAATAATAAATATTCTGTCCAAGAGTATTATGATATTATTGAAGATGTTGAGTATTTGGAGTTTTATTCAACTCATATAAAACAATTTTATGATTCATATGAGGGGGCTCTTCTATGGAGGTTGTCCGAATTAACTAACGCGCTTCGTTCTGTGCCTTATGATAATCCACAATATAGCAAACTTAATAAAGAATTTAATGATACGCTTAAAATTACTACACCGCTCTTGGAAAGATTGGCAAAAATTTCAAAAGAAGTACAAGTCTTTGAAGGATTGGAGATTAAAATCTATGGCGAAGAAGAAAAGTAAATTGTTTGAAAGAACTCTGACTTTGGAAGAAGTAACTGATTTATTAGAAGACGTTATTACTAGAATAAAAAGTTACGATGATACAATAACTATATTACTTCAAACTGATGCAAAACTTATAGATGAGATACAAAGACAAGAGTGTGAAATCACTGCTGTCCAGGCACAGCTGACATTACGAGATTATGAAGTCGACTTATTAACCAAAAGGATTATATCTCTTGAAGAAGCAAATGTTAAAAAAGGCTGTGAAAATTGCAAACGCAATAGTACCTCCTAATGGAAAAACAACTTATAAAACTATCAACGATAAAGATGCTCCATTTTTTGCACAGATACACTTATCAAACATTGACGGGCATTTTATAGAATTCAATGAACACACAATAAATAAATATTTTGAAGAAACTAAATTAGACGAAGTAAACCAACTTTTATTTTTATGTCAGGTTGCAATACACGAGAATGTACACTCACTAACATTTAATGTTATTAAAACTAAAGACCAACAAGAATTTGTATCTGAATTAGCAGAGCAAATATTTAAAAATCTAATATCTAATCTTCACTTAATAAATGTATGAATGTAGCATACCTAAAAGATTACAAACCACACAAAAACCAACTAAAATTTCACCAAGCGTGTGCAGATAAAGCAAATAAAACAATTATTATTATCTCATCAATACGTTCTGGTAAGAGTTTATCGCTTATTAATGAAATTATAAAAGACAGTTGGAATGCTTCAATGCCAAGCGACACAGGTAATCTGGTATGTGCACCATACTATAGACAAACAGAAGAAATTCTAGAACAACCAATTGTTGAAAAGTTACAAAGATGTGGATTATTACAAGAACATAATTACTCAAAACACAGAACTATATTAAAAAATGGTAATAAAATATATTTTAGGTCGTTGGATAATTATGACAGTATTCGTGGTTTGAATGTTTGGAATGCTTACGTAGATGAAGGTGCAATGGTCTCCAGAGAAGCTATCGATGTTGTTAGGGGCCGCCTTTTAACGCACAATGGTAAATTAGTTATAGCTAGTACACCAAAAGGTTTTAATAATTATTTATACGAAGATTATTTTGCCCCAAACTCAACCAAATCATTCACTCGTATAAAATACAATTTAAGAGATAATCCACTAATCACAGAAGAAGCAATATTTGAACTTCGTTCAAATTATGATGAAAAAACAGCGCAGCAAGAATTAGATGGTGAGTTTGTAGCTTTGACAGAAAATGCAGTTTATTATGCGTTTAGCGATAACAATATAAAACCTCTACCACAACCCGATAGATACGCTTATAAGTTATATGTTGGGGTCGATTACAATATTGGTATCAATGCTTATGTTGTATGTCAAAAAATAAATAATATTATTTATGTGTATGATGAGGGGTATGGTTCGGCTACAACGAGTGATTTGGGGCGTGATATAGTTTCGAAGTATGACCCAATTAATCTAATAGTTATTGATGATACAAGTGGTAATTCGAGACAACAGGCTGATGGTGTAACTAATAGACAAGTTCTTCAACAATGCGGTATAAGAAACATTTCTTCAAATACTTCTAATCCAAAGAGAGAAGCAAGATTTGCTAATACAAATGCTTGGTTAAAAAATGCTCTAGGTAAAAATAGATTATTTATTGACCCTAAGTGTAAAAAACTTATAGCCGAATTAAGAGAATATACATACAAAAAAAATTCTGTTGAAACTGATGACAGATATGGAAAAGTTGGTCATTTAACGGACGCCTTGGGATACGTAGTATATCAGTTAAGTGGTGGTAGTATTCCACCGGAAAAAATTGTAAGGTAAAATAATAATGGTAATATATAGAATTACTAATAATATCAATGATAAAGTATATATTGGTCAAACAATACAAGAAATAAAAGATAGATTTAGAGAGCATTGTAAAAAAAGTAGGCAGAAAAAATCTGCTATCACTTCGGCCATAATAAAATACGGTAAAGAAAACTTTATTATTGAACCCTTGATGACAAACATAAAAAATATAGAAGAGTTGAACTATTGGGAAAAATATTGGATTAAAGTTTATGATTCAGTGAGTCCTAATGGTTATAATTTAACAGACGGTGGTTCGGTCTGCAGAAATATGGGAACTAGAAAACCAATGTCAGATGAAACTAAACGAAAAATTAGTTTATCTTTAATTGGTAATCAATACGCAAAAGGAAGACCGGCGTGGAATAAGGGAATGCGAAAGGTACAACAAAAAAATGAATTCTAAAATATATACTATGCGTAAAAATGCGTTGGAAGGGACCGTTTTCTATTATAATAAACTTGCAGATGTGGAATACCAAAAAATATATTTTCCACCTACTTCTAACCAACCAAATTATTGGAATGCTCCAAAAATCGCTGTTCCAATCACAAGTACTTTTGTGAATAGGTTAGCGTCGACATTACATAACGGTATGCAAGTTGTATTTACAAACCCACAACTACAAAATATATGGGATTCATTAGCTAATGATTTAGAATGGGGCGAAGTATCGCGAAGTTTATTAATTGATTCGCTAATTGGTGGAAATGTGTTAGCAACTATTCTTGAGAACGAGAATAAAATGCCTGTATTAGAGTTGTGGAAGGGCGAATATATCTTTTCTTTAGGAGAAGATAATTATGGGTATGAATATATTTTAAAAGATGGTTCTTCATTAATGATTCCTGTAATCAGCGAGCCAAAACTTAAACCAAACGAAAAACTAATAAGAACACTAATAAATGATGTTCAGTTTGGCAACACTATTCATAATCTTGGCTTTACACCAGCGGTTATGTTTAAATCCGTCGATAAAGATGAGGATGGTATGTATGGTGTTCCTTATTATATGCGATATAGAGATTTAAATATCGAATATAACCACGTAATGTCACAAATATCTAAATCAATTAAAATTATGCAGAATGTGTGGGTTGTAAAAACCAGTATTATATCGGAAGACACACCGTTAAGATTAGACCCAGATACAATTAACTATGTTGGGCAGGACGGTGATTTATCACAAGCTGTTCGTAACTTAAATATTGACCCAGAACACACATACGCATCAGAATTATTAAGATTGATTCACAACGCAGCTCAAATACCTGATTTTATGTCGGGTTTGTCTGGCGTAGGTAAAGTAGAGAGTGGTGTAGCTCTACAAATTGTTTCTACACCAATTATTGAATTGACGACTCGAATTAGACAGTCGTACAAAGAAGATATAACGGAATTAGTCGGAAAATTAATGTCTTGTTTGTATTTATTCAATGGAACAACTCCACCAGAGTTAGAGTTTGATGTTAAATTAAACGAAAATATTATTCCAATTGATAAACAACAGGAAATCGATAATGTTATTAAACTTGTTGGTGCCGGTATTATTACTGCTGAACAGGCTCAACAAATAACACTACCTTTATTTGGATTGGAGTAAAAATGTTAGATTCACTTTCATGGGGCAAAATTGGCGCCTCTGTTCTCACAGGCACTGTGTTAACTGTATTAATGGGCCAATTAACACCTCTTTTAATTGCTTTGTTTATTTTGTTCTTCATTGATTTAATCACTGGAATTACAAAAGGTTTGTATTTACAAAAATTCACATCACACGCGATGAGAAAAGGTGTTGGTAAGTTCATCGCATACTGTGTTAGTATTATTGTAGCTCACCAATTTGCCATTATACCTCTTTTATCGTGGGTTGAACCAAGCTTAGTTGCGTGGCTTGCTCTAACAGAGTTGGCAAGTATTTTAGAAAATTTAAGAGCTGTGGGTGTAAAAGCACCAGATATTAATATTTTATTTGATATGTGGAAAAAATTAAAAGCAAACGAAAAACCAGTTATAGATGATGAGCAAAAAGAAAACAATAATTAATAATAAAATAGTTGAGCCCACACTCAAAACTATTAGAGCTAGAAATAACACACAACAATTATATTTGGACGCAATTGAAAATAAAAATGTTATTTTTGGTGTTGGAGTAGCTGGAACTGGTAAAAGTTTATTAGCATCATATATGGGTGCGAAAATGCTTTATGAAGGAGCCGTTGATAAACTTATTCTAACCAGACCAGCTGTTGAAGCAGATGAGTCAATTGGCTATCTGCCAGGAAATATCGAAGAGAAATTAAATCCATACTTGCGTCCACTGTATGATTGTTTAGAAATGTGTTTACCACGTCAATATATTAGAGAAGGTTTATACTCAGGTAGTATTGAAATTTGTCCAATTGCATATCTTCGTGGTAGAACATTTAACAACTGTTTTATCATTTCTGATGAAAATCAAAATATGACATATGACCAACTAAAATTATTACTAACTAGGGTTGGTGAAGGAACAAAGATTGTGCTTACTGGTGACCCAACACAAGTTGACTTAAAACCAAAAAGTAATTCTGGATTTGTAACTGTAGCTGAAAAAGTAAAAGATTTGGATTGTGTTGAAGTAATTAATTTTGAGCATAAAGATATACAAAGAAGTATTGTAACAAAAAAGATTTTGGAGTGTTTATAATGCCTATAGTTACAAAAATGACTGGCTTTAATCAAGCAATGAATGAAATTAAACGTAATCTACAAAATACTTTTAATACAAAGATTGAAGAAGTCATAAAAGATTATTTAGAAGCACAACTTTCTGCCCAAGTAGACGCAAATGCAAAACCAATGCCTAAAAAAGCACCAGCTACTATAAAAGAATATGCGAAGCAAGGTTGGAATACTGATAAATTTTTAATTCGTACTGGAGATTCCACAAAATTAAAGATTACAAAGAGTGGTAATAAAATGATAGTTGAACCAGAAGGTGCGGATGTTTTGAAAAATTTAATTCCGCGAAGAGTAGAGTGGATGAGTTTAAATGACGAAGCTGTCAAACAAATTACAAATAAATTTTTAGAAGAACTTAAGAAGGAGTTCAAACCATAATGGCACTGCAAACATACATCACCTCAACAGAGGCGAATTACTATTTTCCAAACGACACTGATTACGATGTTGCAATTAGAGCAAACGCTCTATCTGCGTCGTTCGGTTTAGTTAATAGTTTTATAAATCCTGCTGTTAAAATACCAGCTATCGGATTTTGGGACGGCGAAAGCACTATTGACGCTCCGCACATTCTTAAGTTAGCACAGGGTCAGTTTTATAGATACATTTTACAGTCGTCTAACGACGGTTATAACCAAGAGTTAGAAGAAATGTATACTTCCATCAGCAATAAGCTGCGTGGATTACAACAAAATGAAATATCTATACCAACTGCCCAAACATATTCGCATGATGTTGGTTGGAGCATAGTTGAAAAAAATATTACTAATTCTTTGGGTGATATGGAAATTGATTATACTTCTCCAGCCCCGCTTTATAAACGTTTTTATAATGTTGTTGTGACTGCATCTGGATATGCTAATACATTAACTTATAATGTGTATAGAGACGATAGTGCAAGTATTTTAGAATCACACACTGGTACATACAGTACTTGGACAATAATAGATAATAGTTTTAGTATTAGATTTATGGGATATCTGAACACAAACGATAATTTTAGAGTTGCAGGTATTCCTAGTACTGAGATTAATTCTAGTAATACAGCAGGCCCAGTTATAAAACAAGGTCCAGTAGCTTACGGATATAATCAAAATATTACAAGAGGTCAATAATGTTTAATATTAGACCAGTTCTCAAATCATATCTTGAGACAATTACTGTATCAGGATTAGACTTGGTAAAGGATATGGGGTCAACCGATGAAGCAATTCGACAAGACGGCGAAAAAGCTGTTTACAACAACAGTGCTGTATTACTTGGAGATAGTTATTTTGATGCTGAAACTTTTATATCAAATAATATTAAAACAAGGTATAATTTTCAGCTAATAGTTGCTGCCAAATCACAAAGCGCGAGAACTGCACTTCAAGATACAGTTAATTCGCTATGTGTAGCTCTTCACGGTAACACATTGGGTGATTCAAGAATTATTTCAACAAAAATTCTTTCGACTGAGCCAAAAGTTAAAGAGAAAGTTAGTTTTGATTATATCATAATTAATTATGAAATCTTGGCTTGGTCTTCTATTCCACCAGGGTGTCCTCCAGAAATTGGGATATCAGTTTTTACACGAACCGAATTATTACCTAATATGACACACTATTTTCAAGGTACATATTCTAGCAACTCAGCTGTTAGTTCAATAAATTATACATTAACTTATAATTTAAATAACACTTTCCCTCCCACAGTTGTTACCGAAAACGGTGCGTGTACATATGACGCAACAAACTGGTATTTAACTCCAGCCGATGCTTTTGAACATGATAAGACAGATACTTTTTATTATGTAATTACAATTACTGACTCTGCCGGAAGAACCGGAAGTACAAATATTTTAATAACTTAAGTAAAAACTACTACAATAAATTATATATATGAGGGCCCATGTTGCCCACTCAAAACAGTAAAAAATGAGGTTTTTATGGAAAATATCGAACAAAACGGGAACTTGGCACCCGAAAACAAGGAAAATAAGCCCGAAAAACTCTTTTCTCAGGCTGAACTTGATGAAGTTGTAAAAAGTCGTTTGGCAAAAGAACGCGAGAAATATAGAGATTACGATAATCTTAAACAAACATCCGCACAATACGAAGCTCTTCGTATAGAACACGACGAAACAAAAAGTAAACTATCAGCCTTAAAAGAGTATGAGGACAATTATAAAAATGTTTTTGATGAGTTAGTTGGTCAACTCAATGATACTCAAAAATCATTAATTCCGCAGGAATATTCGTTGGTAAAGAAAGTTGATTTTATCAAGAAGTTGAAAGAGGCTACTGCGGGCCAAACTGAAAATAAACCGTCTCCTCTAAATGTACAAGTAAATCTTCCCACGAAAAGTGAAAAGAAACCTGCTCAAAATGGTACAATGACTTATGGAGATGGAAAATATTCATCTTTACGTGAATTTGCAGAGAGTGACCCAACTGGTTATAGAGAATGGGCAAAACGCAATCCGTATAGAAACAATTAACAAATAAAATTAAAATTTTAAAAGGAAAATTATAAAATGGCAAACGAAATTGTCTCAACAACTACTACTCTTGCTGGTCTTATGGAAAGAGTTCAAGCTGACGCAATTGCTACGTTTACACAGGGTTCACGTTTATTTGAAGCTGTGTGGGCAAAACCTGCAAATGGTGCTAACGTAGTTCAATTCTGGCAGAGTGCAGTACCTTCTGGCGTTTTAGTGTCAGCTCAAACTGAAGCAAACGCTTTAACTGCTGCTGCAAACACAAAAACTGCGAAACCAGCAACACTGGTTACGTATCCTTATGAAACTATCGTTTCAAAATTAGCTCTTGAGGGTGGACAATACACTTCAAGCGAACTTTCAAGCGATGTTATCACTTATGTAGGTGCTGGTATCGACCGTGCAATCTGTGCACAAATTGATGACTTCACCACACAAGTTTCAGGTACGATGAGCTTGGCATTGTTTAATACAGCTAAGGCTGCTTTAGCAAATAAAGGTTGGGTTGGAAGTGAAATTATCTCGGTTATGGGTGAAGGCCACTGGGGTAAATTAAATGCTTCGTTAGTTAGCAATTATATTCCTGTAACCAATGAACAATTGATTCAGACTGGTTATGTGGGAACTGTTCTTGGTGTACGTATTTACACTGTTCCTGATAGTTACTTAAACTCAACTGGAACACACTACAAATGGGGTATGTACCACCGCCATGTTGGTATTGGTATGGGCTATGCTGAGCCGTTAATTCGTGTTGAGTTAACTCCTTACGATACTGCAAACGTGCGTTTTGGTGGATTTGCCTTAGCTGGCGTTACTGAAATTAACGTTGAAGGTGGAATTGAAGGCTTCTCACCTGTTGTATAACATGTAACGTAATAAATTATGGTGTGGGTTGAAATATACCCACACCAATAAACTTTAATAAAGGAAAAATTAAATGTCTGCAATTAAAACTCAAAGAGATTTTCAATTTACTTTTGAGAAGCAGTCCACATGGGATACAGCTATTGACAGCGCTCCAATAATGATTCTGACTGAAGATATGCCAATTAATATCGAACCCAACAATCATAACGTGCGTATTGCGCGTGGTATTCGTGGGGACCATGAAAAAGATAATTGGAATGATTTAGTTGGAAGCATTCCAACAGCAACTGTTACATCATATATTACACCAACACTTTTAAGCGGGTTACTTCCTGCAATGATGCAGAAAACTTCTCCAACTTGGAGTGGTGTTGCAAATATCTGGAATGTTTACACTGTCGACTCGTGTTCTAACTGGCCTAATCCTGCTCAAGATGGTGACGGTTATTTTTATACTCTTGCAAGACGCTCTTGCGTAAGTAACGGCTCTGTAAGAATTAAAAATGCTGTTCCTACAAACTACACGTTTACTATCAGCGAGACTGATAATGAGGGTGCTTTGTATTTATCTTCAGAGTGGATTGGTCAAGGTTATCAGTCAGGACAATCACTAACTGGTACAGTTAGAAGCACTACAATCAGTGGAGCATACAGTTTTGCTAACATTGGTGCAGTATCTTGGGGAGCTTACGACCTTACCGATGCATTTGTGTCAGCTGAAATTTCGATTACTAACGGCGCACGTTATGTTCGAGATTTACCTTCTGGTCCTATTGTATTTAATGGTTGGGAAGTAACTGGTAACTTCGTTGTTGCTTCTACCTCAAATACTGAAACTATGAAAGGTTTGTGTCAGTCAGCGAGTGCTGAAGATGCAAGAACTCTTACAATTAGTTTTGGTGATGGTACAGTAAATAGTGCTGGCGAATTAAATATCACTGTCTTTAGTTATCTGAATAGTTTTACAGAAGATTTTAGCGAAGGGGAAACCATTACCTTTAATTTCCGTGGAGTATTTGGAACGACTGCAAGTAATGAATATCCAGCAAAATTCCAGTTCCATTCAGCTGGTTAATATAAAATAATTGTGTGGGGGTTTGAAATATAGCCCCCATACATTTCTGCTACTAGATTTAAAAAAAAGGAAAAAACAAAGAATGAAAATTCGTGCTTTAACAACAAAAGAAATTGATTATGTTTTAGAATGCCAAAGAGAAGATAGTCCGGAAGAACAAGTTGTGTTTAAATTAAAACCGTTGAGTGCAAGACAGAGTGCAGTTCTTCAAGATTCATTGAAGATTGAATACACTAAAGAAAATCTTGCAAAGATGAAACAAGAAGCAGAAAATCTGACTGATGATAATGCTTTAGATTTAGTTTCAAAAATTAAAAACTTTAACGAACATTTATACAACACTCTATCTGCAGGACTTGTTGGTTGGAGTAATTTCAAAAATGATTTTGATGAAGATGTTGTTTTTTCAAAAAATATGGAAGATAACATTAGTATGATTCCTACAGAATTTCGTATGGAATTAGCAACTGAAATTACAAAACTATCTACTTTGAAAGATTCAGAACGAAAAAACTAATAATCGCTACAGAATGGTCTTTACGAAAAAATAATCACGATATAAATGAAGAAATGGTAATTAAAAAATTATCATATCCAATTAATGTCAGAAATATATCACGTAAAGATAAAATTGTGTTTAACAAAGAAGAGCTGTTTGAACATCTCTGTGGCGAAAGCGTTATCAACAATCCAAGACCTTTACATATTAAAATGTTGGCTGGTAAGCTCGTTGATTCTAGTAGTGGAAAAGTAGAAGATAATTCAGTAATATCGCCGGATTTATTTATAAACGAAAACACAATACTTTTTATGAATCTATTTAATAGATATAAAAGGTATGGTTGGACCCCGTTATATGATGGATACGATATTCCGAATATAGTTTTAGAAGCTTTTGATTGTATTGAAAACACTATTGCTGAGTATGAAGCTAGTGTTTATAAAACACAAAAGATAGAAGCTGAAAAAACTAAAAAAGATTCTCAAAACAAAACTACTCGTAAGAGCTTGCCAAAATAATGCAAGCTCTTTTTATTTTAGGAAAAACAAATGGCAACTACACCAAATTTAACAATAGAACTTACTTTAGCTGACCAAAAATTAATTCAAGATTTTACTGCGTTTGCAAGTAAATTTCAAAACCTTGTTAATCAAAATCAAACAAAAGTTAATGCTATTCAAAGTCAAGGAGCAGCTAAAACTGTTGCTATACATCAGACAGGTGCAGCACAGGTTGCAGCAATAACTGCGAAGTCTGCAGCAACAAATAATGCTATCATCAGTAAAGCAAATGCACAGGTTGTAGCAAATACAATAAAACGTAATGCAAAACTTGTTGCCAATCAAAAAACGTGGTCTCAACAAATGACTGCTGGATTAAACTCCGTTGTTAAATCAATCAGAGTTTTTGCTGTTGCTTACGCAACCATGTTTGTAGGTGGAGCAATTAAAGGTGCTTTAGATTTTGCTGGTGCACTAGCAGATATTGCAGATAATCTAAATTTAACAACAAAGCAAGTTTATGGTTTACAACAAGCTTTAATTGCCGTCGGTAAATCTCCAGACGCAGTAACAACATTATTTGATAAACTTCGTGACTTATCAGATACACAAAAAGAAGCTTTTGGTGTAAGAGGGGTTGATATTAACGATAATGTTGCAATGTTCAATGCTTTGCTTCAAGATAGTTCATTACGCGCTGAAATTTTAGGCGCGAGATTAGTAGGTGTTGCAGACGCGTTGGCTAAGCAGGGAAAAACTATAGATGAATTAGTTACAAAATACCCGGGGACAATTAAAGACTTAGATGGGGTTGCTCGTGGTGCTGACGAAATTGGTGACGCATTTACTGCATTAAATTTCCAATTAAAGGAACAGTTTGCTTCTGCTATTGTAGCAATTGGCCCACAGTTAAAAGCTTTTATTCAGACTCTTTCAGAAGGATTAAAGAAAGTAGATTTTGAAGCATTGGCTAAAGGTTTACTAGTATTAGTAAAAGGAATATCTTTTTTAGGACAAAGCGTAGGAACTGTTTTAAAATTTTCTGCGGCTGTGGTCAATTTAAATTATGTTTTATTACCTCTATCTTTACTTGTTAGTGGACTAGTTTTAGGATTTACAAGGTTAACGTCTTCTACAAAATTATTAGCTAGTGGCCGATTACTTAATTTTTTCACTGCCATTAGCCAAGCTGCTAGTGGTGCGGCGACAACAACGAAAGTTAGCGGATTTTTACAAAACTTTGCTTTAGGAATAGTAAAAGTGATGCGATTGTTAGCTAATTTCGCTGGTTTTATAGAATCTATTTTTACAAAGATTGGTGCTTTTGTCGGAACTGTGTTTCCTAGATTAGGAGCTTTGATAGGAAAATTACCACTTATTGGGTGGATAATATCTGTCATTAGTAGTTTGTATAGATTATATGATGCTTTATCGTCTGGAGCAACTATTCTTGAAGCATTTAAATATACATTTTTAAGCTTTATCAATGATTTAACATTCGGACTTACCCCGCTTGATGATTATATTAAAAACTTACGAAAAGACTTTTCTAACTTAGATGATACATTTAGTGAGTTGAAACGTGCTGGGTGGTTTGATAGTGTTGAAAATCTACCATCTCCGGTCCCAGATATTTCACAAACAGAAAACGGCAAAGTCGATGCAATACGTTTAGCATTAGAAAATGACATAAAAACAAGAGAAGCTCGAGTAAAAGTACTTGATGCCGAAAATGAAGCTATTAAAGTTTTGATGAATGATAATGACTTATCAGCCGAAGGTTATGAATTACTAAAAGACAGATTAAAGGAAAATAATGAAGAGTTAGATAAATTTTTTGGAATTATTCATCAAGAAGCAAAGACAGCGCGTGAGTTAATTGATGAAATGACAGAAGCTTGGGGTGGATTTAGTGAGGAAACCTTGAGAGGAAGACGTGCTTTAAAATTAGACTTATTAGATGCTAGAAGAGAAACTTTTGATAAAACAACTTTCTTCCCCCAAACTTTAAGCGGTGATTTTCTACAACAACTTCGTGCTCGTCGAGTAGAAATTGAAAAAGAAATTGGTGAATTAAGTAAATTTATTACTGGTAAAGGGGCAACTAGAGACCCACAAGAAATAAAAGCTGTTACTGAAAGAATCAAACAACTTAAAACTGAGTTATTAGGAACTGATGCTTCAGGAACTAGTTTGCAGACGTACTATCAACAGGCTCAAAACGCAGCTAGTTTATTCTTTGATTTTCAAGCACAGAGTTTAAATAACCAACTTGAAGTTACGCAAAGATTAATTGAATTAGAACGTCAACGTTGGGAAAATCAATCAAATGCTCTTCGTGAGGCTGGTTTAGAATCAAGTGTATATTATAGAAATCTTGAACGTCAATTTGAACAAACAGAAAAACGTAGATTAGCAAAACAAGAAAGTTTACAAGCTAAAGCCTTTGAACAACAGAAAGCTGCTAACATTGCTGGAACTTTAATGGCTGGTGCACAAAGTTTTGTTGAGGCGTTACCCAACTTTATTCTTGCTGCACTTGTAGCTGCATTAACTGCAGGACAGGTTGGTTTGATTGCAAGTCAAACTAATCCTTATCGCAGATTGGCCGGGGGAATTATTCCAGGGAATCGTCCTGGTGGGGATACAGTGCCCACACTATTAACACCTGGTGAGTATGTAACTAACAGACAAGCTACTGCTAATAATCTTGACTTATTAGAAAGAATAAACTCTGGGCAGAAAATAAACACATCTCCTAATATTACAGTAAATATTAATGG